CGCTTAGCGTGGAAGCATCGCAATGGAATTGCTTATCGTGCCGGACAGGCTTATAATGTCGGGAAGGGCTTGGTTAAGAATTGGACAGCAGGTACTGGTGGAACAGGACGACGAAGGTTGAATGACCATGGATTTAGTGGATCTCGAAGTATTCATGGCGGACGTGCGCCTCCGCCGCCCGATCATACCGACTTTGAGGGTCATGGTGCTCGGAATACCAATAATACGAAGTTTGTTACACGCAAGGCTAAGAAGAAGTCGCGCAAGTTTTCTATTAAGCGGCATGTGTTTGAGACATTTATGCAACCGTTTCATTGTACTCAGGAAAGTGGTAATTATGTGCAGAGCGCAAGTGGCCAGCGTAAGAATTTTGGTATTCAGTTGTGTTCCGTTCCTGCTGCGTATAAGATGTTTACAGATTTTAAGCCGGCGAATGGCGGTTTGGTTGCGTTGACGTCTAGTGCTACGTCTACAGTTGCTGATACGTTTAAGCAGGCCGGTCCTAACGATCATCGGATTGCAGCGCGTTTTACGTACTCGGTTGAATATATGAATAACAGTAACGTTGAGTGTCTTTTGAAGGTATATGAATGTGTGCCACGTTTTGACGTGCTTGCTGGAAATATGCCGTATGCCACGACGGGTTTTGAAGCTTATCTTGGAGCTGGCGCTGCTAGCGTTGTGAATGCAGACATCGGTATTTTGAATGGCGGTGGTACTGAAGGCTTGCCTACGGGTATTACAAATTGGTATGGAATGCCAGAGTGGACGCCGTATCAATCGGCGCGTTTTACTAAGCAGTTTAAGATATTGCAGACGCATATTGTTCGTTTGGGTCCGAAGATGAAAGTGGTGAAGAAGTATCATTGTTTTTTGAACGTTCCAGAGCAGACGCTTGTCGATATGTATAATGGTTCCATGGGTATGGGCCATGCGTTTAGTAAGATGTTGGTTCATTCATTTATCGGTGAGATGGTGAATATTGCGACGTCCGGGACGGGTGATGAGACGTATGCTCCAGTGTCGTTGTATACGAAGAAGGTTGTAGATGTTCGGGGCCGTTTTATTCCGATTAGTCGTCCTAAACGGTATTATATTCCGTTGGAGTTCGCCGGGACGGACATTGATGGTCAGACGAGTGTGTTATCTCATACTGCTGCGTCCGTTGGTTCGTATAAAGCGCCAGTGGATGAGATTGTAGAAGTTAGTAATTCAGGTGGTGCTACATCAGGTGTAGTTACCATTGGAGAGACATAAGAGAGAAAATAAAGTTTTTTGGGCGGCCGAAGCCTTTTTCTTTTTTTATTTATCTTCGTCCAGCTTGACGTTTATATAAAAGGGATGGTTTGTTATACGATCGTCTTATTGTGTTATGCATCCGTTGGACTATCCAGTCTGATGCGTTCAGTCGTCGCTGCCACGGATTGATTGTTCCTCGAGGTGCGATTTCAGTTAAGCGGTTAATTCGTTGCCGTGGTGTTTGTCGACGCCGGTAAAGTGTTTGTAGCGTCCGTGCTGCCTTTGTTCTTTGATTGCGAGTAGGCATACTCCCGAAGTTAATTCTCCTCTGTACGTGTGCGGAACTCATCGTAAGTTGATAAATGAAGCCAGTTGTTCATTTCTTTTGCGACCACCCATTCTGTGACACGCCGTGAGAAGGTGGCGAATCGTAGGCCATTCGTTTCGGTGTACCATTGACTTGGATGTTTATTTGTTGTGAAAACAATCCTAGTGCCGATAAACTGGACAGTACCTCCTTTAGTTTCAAGCAACAACGGGTACTTATCGCACAGTCGCAGAAGCATATCCCATGGCATCCATCCGTAGAATTCGTCGATGATGATGGAGTCGTGGTTGCTGTATCCGTCCCACCATTGTCCTCTTGTCTTCCAATAGGAATTTGGGTATTTATCCAAGCAGTAGTGGGACTTTCCAGTCCCAGTAGGTCCAAAGATGACCACGACTTCGTTTATGCAAGAGCGAGGCGTTGTTTTTAAAAGTCGGTATTGTTCGAAAGCTCTGTGGTGACGTACCCATTGGCTGAAGTTTGCATCCGCTATTTCTTTCGAAGTTTTGCCTTGGTCAATTAGTTCTTTAATGGCGTCGAGTTGATCGTTGTTATTCGTCTTTTTGGATTTTGAGATCTTTGTGATGAAGGCGTCAAGATCATCGTTGGGTAAGCCTTTGTGAAACGGTCCATCAACGCGTGACTCCTCTTTAATGACATATTGCACAGCTTGTTCTCGAGTTCCTCGTCGTCTTTCGAAGTGAGCACCGTTAAATTCGGGATGTCGGAGAAGAGATGAGAATCTACATGGATCCACTGTTTCGAGATATCCTTGGACGTGTCTTGTTCCATTGGATCCGACTTCGAATTGCCAGATGATGAATTTGATTGATTCATGAAGTTCAGGTTCCCACGGGTTACTAGGGTTATTGAGTGTGAAGCAGTAGTTACGGGAAGTCATAAGATAGGCTCCAGTACATTAAAATGCAGTTCCACCGGGCCTTCCCCCAGTACACCAAATCTAAATTGTCGACCGAAGGGAGACGGGAGGCCGCAGGCCGACGTATGCAAAAGTTCCGAGCCAGAAGATACCATAAACACAACCCTAACCACAAACTTCAACCAAACCGATACCTGGGGGCCAGTATTACCCCCCAGGTTTGTGACGTGACAGATTTTGTGACACAATGTAATTGGCTAAAATGTGTCATTTGTGTATCATGACCCAACTCTCTCATCACCGTGGTGGACGTTCTCGTAACGGAGGATGGAATATAGGAAATCTTTCGCGCTTAGCGTGGAAGCATCGCAATGGAATTGCTTATCGTGCCGGACAGGCTTATAATGTCGGGAAGGGCTTGGTTAAGAATTGGACAGCAGGTACTGGTGGAACAGGACGACGAAGGTTGAATGACCATGGATTTAGTGGATCTCGAAGTATTCATGGCGGACGTGCGCCTCCGCCGCCCGATCATACCGACTTTGAGGGTCATGGTGCTCGGAATACCAATAATACGAAGTTTGTTACACGCAAGGCTAAGAAGAAGTCGCGCAAGTTTTCTATTAAGCGGCATGTGTTTGAGACATTTATGCAACCGTTTCATTGTACTCAGGAAAGTGGTAATTATGTGCAGAGCGCAAGTGGCCAGCGTAAGAATTTTGGTATTCAGTTGTGTTCCGTTCCTGCTGCGTATAAGATGTTTACAGATTTTAAGCCGGCGAATGGCGGTTTGGT